AGAAAACACGCTGAACGGCATATCCAGGTATTCCGTCATGGGAAAATGCAGGCGCCGCCCCAGAAAACGCATCGCCCGGATCAGTCCTCTTTCGGTCGCTTCCCGGGCGGGAGCATAAAAACATTAAACGCGTCCAGCAGTTGGGCATAATCCGCCGCCGTCAGCTGCCAGATATCCTGCTCACTGAGGTTGCACAGCAGCGCAATCATGCGCGCTTCTTTTTCTTCTTCACTGCCGCGATCTTTGGAAAAGGCGATGCGTTTTCTGGGGCGGCGCCTGCATTTTCCCATGACGGAATACCTGGATATGCCGTTCAGCGTGTTTTCTGATTTTCTCACCGACGAAGTGGAGGCGGTAAACCGTGGCCGGATTAAGCCAGAACCTTAAGGCCGTCATTACCTTTGGCGGCAGTATCGACAGCTCCTGGAATCGTTCAGCGAACGGTCTGCAAAAGAGCCTGAAGGACGTCGGGAAGCAGTCAGAAAAGCTGACGAAAGACCAGACTAAGCTGGCGGCAGAGATTAAGCGCGCAAAGCTGGCAGGGCAGAGCCTGGGCGACCTTAAACGGCGTTACAGCGACGTATCCCGTGAAATCCGCAAAACGGAGGCTGAGCAGCAGAAGCTGAATCAGCAGATGCAGAAGGCGCAGCGACTGGCAGCATTTAAGGGGGCAGGGAAGGGGCTGTTTCGCCGCGGGCTCGGTATGGCCGGACAGCTGGGCGGGATGGTGGCGCCCGGGCTGGCAATTGGCGGTGGTGGTGTGGTGGCTTCCGCCCTGGGCACCCTGATTGCTCCGGCGGCCACCAACGAAGAAACGGCCCGACGCGCTGGCGTGGCAAAAAGCTATGGCGTCGATATCCCGACGTTTGATGCCTGGGACACCCTCGCGAAACAGTACGACATGAACGGGGAGAACATCGGCGATCTGTTTGAGGAGTATCTGCACAAGGCGGGTGAGTACAAGCAGAACGGCAAGCAGGGCTCGCTGCAGGATGCGTTTGAAACGCTGGGATTTAAGGCGGGGGATTTAGCCGGGCTCAGCGATATGGCGCAGTTCGAAAAAATTGTTGAGCGTGCGCTCAGCCTGCAGGATGAGTCGAAAGCCTCGTTTGCACTGGATTCGCTGTTTGGCGGCGAGGCCAGCAAACTGCTGATGCTGCTGAAGCAGTCCGGCAAAAGTTACCGTGACCTGATGGATGAGCAACGTCGCTATAACCTCGTCACGAAAGAGGGCGCCGAAGGGGCGATGGCGGGCAACCGCGCCGTCACGAACCTGCGCACCGTCTTCACCTCCGCTCTGGCGGAAATTTCCGGTCAACTGGGTAACGAGCTGGCCCCGGATATCCGCCGTCTGACGGACGATATGGCGGAGTGGTTTAAGGGTGGCGGGATCAAACGTATCGTCAGCTTCCTGCGCAATGACCTGTACCCCGGCGTGCTGACGTTCGGCCAGGGGATTGTTTTCGTCGGAAAAGTGGCCTACGCGCTGGCGAAAAAACTGTCCTGGCTGCTGCCGGATGAGCGAAGCGATCAGCGGGACGTGCTCAAATCGCTGGCCATGACCGGCTCGGTTGATATCGCGCGCATGACGGCGCAGCGCAACGGTCAGGGAGAGTGGTTCGAACAGCAGCTGAAGGAAAAGCCAGATCTGCCGGACGATGTGAAGCAATCTTACCGGGATACGCGGGGCTTTTTCCGCGATGACGAGGACGCTTTCAACAATACGCTCGATAAATATGTGACGCCGGAAAGCAGCGCCGCGCCGTTCTCCTGGGATTCTGCCCTCAGCCAGAACAAGGGGGCGCCGGCGCAGCCCGGGCGTGAAACATCCGGGCAGTCTGCCAGTGCCTGGGATAATTACAGACTCCCCTCCTTACCTGCGTATGAAAAAAGCCTCAACTGGTCCGTAGCGGAGAAACCGACAGGATCCTCAGACAAGCCTTTAACGGTTAACCCGATGGTGAATGTTGATGTTTATCCACCCTCTGAATCTGGCGGTATTCGGGATCCGTTCACTGATAATCAACGCCACCGGGATAACCGCGCGGATGTTCTGCTTTACCCGCCTGATATTACTCAGCCCCGGTATCCTTCCCCGGATCCTGCCCCGTCGGCAGGCAGGTCAGGCGAAGAGGGGAGCAGTGACTGGGACATGTTACTTCAGAAGCTGGATTCAGCGGACAAAGCGCCACCTCCCCGGCAACTGACAGATAACCGTAAGTATGAATACCGTTTTGAAATTCACGGTGCGCCGGGGCAGGACGAGCGGGGGATTGCTGATGAAGTGGAGGCAGTGACGAAAAGCAGCCCGGCTTTTACGGGTGACAGCAGCATGCTGGACGGAGGGCAAATCTGGTGAGTGACATTATTCCGGTCTTTGAAGACTTCGGGCAGTCCCGGTCCAGCGCGGTCCGTGGTGCACAGGCTGCCCGGGTGATGATGATGCTGGGCGACTTTGCCTTTTCCATCGACACCACGGCTTACAACCAGCTGACCCGCGAGGCCAGCTGGCGATGGAGCGAGCAGGAGCGGATCGGCAAACAGGACCTGTTGCAGTATACCGGCAAGCCCGGGCGCACTGTCCGGCTTGAGGGGGAGTCGCATGCGTTCTTTCGTAAGGGGGTGGATGCCGTTAACGATCTCTACGATCTCGCAGACCAGAACAAGCCACAGCAGCTGGTCAGCGGCGAAGGGGATGTGCTGGGCTGGTGGGTGGTGATCGACTTCTCCGACACGACCAGTCGATTCCTGCCTGGCGGCGGCCACCGTAATAAAAACTGGACGATGACGCTGAAACATTATGCAGACGATATATCAAACCCGTGACGGCGACGTGCTGGATGCTGTCTGCGCGACGCATTACGGCACGGTAAACCTTTCTTATATTGTGACGCAGGTACTCGAAGCGAATCCGGGGCTGGCCGATGTCGGTGCTGTTTATCCGTCAGGCCTGTTTATCACCCTGCCGGATCTGGCTCCGCCGGTTGAGGATTCTGCGTTCAGCCTGTGGGATTAAAATGACCGGACAGAGTGTTAAACCCGAATATGCTCCCGCTTTCAGCGTCAGCGCGGAGGGAAAAGATATTACCCGCGCGCTGCAGCAAAGCCTGGCAGAGCTGACGCTGACCGATTACGGCGGCGCCACGGCTAAAGCGGATGAGCTGAAAATCACGCTGCTGTCGGAAACGCTCCCTTTACCGACAAAAGGTGCGCGGCTACGCGTGGCGCTGGGCTTCAACGACCAGCTGGTGGATAAGGGCTGGTTCGTGGTATCCGGCGTCGGCAGCAGTGGTCCGCCACGTCGTATCGAGATTTATGCCACCGCCGCGCCCATGAACGCACAGAAACAGCCCGGTGATGTGCTCAGCCAGAAGACCCGAAGCTGGGATAACCTGCGACTGGCGGATCTGGTTAAAACCGTGGCCACCGAAAACGGTCTGGTACCGAAAGTGGCCACGGAGCTTGCGAATATCCATATTGACCATGTTGATCAGGTGGCAGAATCCGACGCCAATTTGCTTACCCGCCTTGCCCGCACATGGAACGCCGTCAGCAAGCCGTCGGGCGGTTACTGGCTGTTTCTGCGTCAGGGAGCCACAGCGAAAGCCTCCGGTGAGCAGACAGGCGCACTGGTCATCACACCTGAAGAGGTCTCCAACTGGTCATACAATGAAGGCGAGCGGGGGAGTTCGACGGGGAAGGCGACCGCCAGCAGCGGTAAGTCATCGGGCAAAATCGGCGTGCGTTACTACGATGAGGCTGACGGGAAGACCAAAACCACCACGGTTGATCATGACGGCCCCTCAATGGCTAATCCGTATACCCAGCCGGTAAAGGCCACCGCCGACCAGCAGGCCAAAGCGAAAAAAACGCAGGCCCGCCGTAATGAACAGAAAATGACGGTGACGGGACCGTGCCGCCCGAAACATGTCCCGCTTAAGGCAGAATCCGGCGTTTCCACATCCGGTTTTGGCGAGCGGGAAGATCGTGCCTGGGTGGTGGAGTCACTGGTGTTTTCCCTGACGCCCGCCGGGTTCAGCTACACCTACAACCTGGTGGTTGATATTCGCAAACCTGCGAAATCCTCCAAAAAATCCGGCAGCAAGGATAAAACCGGCCCGGATTACTTCGGCTAACCCTCAGCCATCCGATAAACAGATACGGAAAATACTATGAACGGTGTAAACAGCCGGACCGGGAAACGCCTGTCCGGTAGCGATCATCTGCGCCAGTCCGTCAGCGATATTCTCTCCACGCCCGTCGGCAGCCGTGTGCTGGTTCGTGATTATGGCAGTGACCTGTTTTCGCTGGTGGATAACCCCCGCGACGACCTGACCAGGCTTCGCATTATCGCCGCGACCGCCTCGGCGCTGTCGCGCTGGGAACCCCGGCTGAAGGTCACGCGCGTTGTCGTTTCTTTCCCGGCTGATGAAACGGGATGTGTGGTGGATATCGAAGGGATTAACAAAGAGAACAATCTTCCTGTCAGCACCGGAGGCATACCGATTTATGGCAAACAGCTATGACGTAATTAACCTGTCCGCTCTGGCGGTATCGGAGACGGCAAACATCGAGCTTAAAGTGGCAACCGGCGATGGACTTTTTCTGCGGATCGATAAAAATCTTGCGGAGATAGCGGCGAAAGGCGAGGCTGCACAAAAAAGTTCGCGTGAAGCCATTGGCATTCTGGATGCCACAACCTCACGTAAAGGACTTGTGCAGCTCAGTAGTGTAACCAACAGTTCGTCGGAGGCGCTGGCGGCCACACCGAAAGCAGTTAAGGCGGCCTACGACCTTGCGAACGGTAAATATACGGCTCAGGATGCCACCACAGCGCAAAAAGGTATCGTCCAGCTCAGTAGCGCCATCGACAGTACCTCTGAAACGCTTGCGGCCACGCCGAAAGCCGTTAAGGTCGCGAATGACAATGCAAACGGGCGCGTGCCGTCAGGGCGTAAGGTCAACGGACGAGCCTTATCGAATGATATTGAAATCCTTCCCGGCGATGTATACAAATTATCCACGGGCATAGGTGATACTGCCGACCTGAATACTTTTACCGCTCCTGGCCTGTACTACCAGCCTGCTAACGCGCAGGCAGCAACAGGGAAAAATTACCCTGAACCTAATGCGGGTTCGCTTGAGGTATATAAACACGCAGGGATAACACAGGTTTACAGGGTTTACAGCAACTCGCGCCATTATATTCGTACACTCTACAGTGGTACATGGACAGCATGGGCGTGGGTATATGACACGGCACATAAACCCTCAGCTTCAGATGTTGGAGCATTGCCAATAATTGGCGGGACAGTCACAGGCGGTGTGACTGTAAATGACTATATGAGGACAGGGCGTTCCCGCATAATGGAGATTAGCTCTTCTAATACCTCAACGCTGAATGGAATTATAAACCTCTGGGGGAACGTTGACAGGCCTACTGTAATGGAGTTTAAAGACGCAGCGGGATATCATTTTTATTCGCAAAGAAATAAGGATGGTTCTGTATCTTTTAGCTTTAATGGTGTGGCTAGTTTTGGTGATGGAATTACTTCCAGCGGTGAAATTATTTCAAGATCCGCAAATGGCCTACGTATCGCTTATGGTAATTTCGGCACGTTCTGGCGTAATGATGGCTCAACCTTTTATTTGATGTTGACAAATTCCGGTGATCCACTGGGTAGTTACAATAGCCTCCGTCCTTTTACAGTCAACCTCACGAACGGTGATATTACAATTAATAAGTTGGCTCTGGCTAATTTTGCAAACTTTGACGCCCGTTATTACACAAAGACGCAATCTGATAATGGCTATATGGCAAAAACAGGCGCATATACCAAGGCAGAAAGCGACGGCCGTTTCCAGCCTAAGGGGAACTACACCCCTGCAGGGCAGGCGTACACGAAGGCTGAAAGCAATGCTAGGTATCCAACTGGTTTTAGAATAGGAGCGAGAACAAGATATAATGGCTCTGACTACTCCGGCAAGATCCCTCAAGGAGCCGTAAATATTTGTGATTTTACTGATGGGGATAACCGTATAAATGGGACAATGTATGCATACCCACAATATTTAATTAATGGCAATTGGTACAACTTCTCGTGAGGAAAAACATGAAGTACATTGGGCATTTTAAATTATATTTCCCGGATAACCCTGACGTGCCTGGGGCTTCGTATATAATGAATGAGTTTGGAGAGGATTGGTACACAATAGCTCATGATCATGAGCGAATAAAAGATAAGTATTATGCAGCTACAGACGAGGAAGGTAATATCATGTGCATCACGGATGATGGTGAGTCTTTCTTCCCAAAAGATTTCAGTGCTTGGGAAATTGAAAAAAATGGTGCACCAGACAATATACTTATAGAAGGTTACAACGCCACCATTGTTGATGGTGTCTATACCGTTCATTACGTAAAATCAGCAGAAGCTAAAAAAAATGCTTTACTTTCTGAGGCATCTGTAGAAATAGCGCCACTACAGGATGCTGTGGAGTTAGAGATTGCAACAGAAGAAGAGGTTATTCTATTAACAGAATGGAAAAAATATCGCGTACTGTTAAATCGGGTAAATCCGAATGAAGCACCGACGATAACCTGGCCTATCAAGCCGCAGAGCTCGAAGTCAAGCTAG